GAAACTCCTCTTGGTTATACCGGGCCAATAAAGCCGGGTGATACTTTAATTGTTCATCATAACGCTTTTAAATTCTACAACGATATGAAGGGTAGAAGGAAAAGCGGAAAGAGTTTCTTACGGGAAGATATATTCATGATTGAATATGATCAGTTCTTTATGTACAAGAATGAATCAGGTTGGCATGCTCATGATCGGTATTGCTTTGTTAGACCAATACCTGTCATTGAGTCTTGGATAAAGAAACCATTTAGCGATGAACCGTTGATGGGGCAGATGGTATATCCAAATGATTATCTTATGTCTAAAGGAATCAATTCAGGAGACACCGTAGTGTTTAATCCTGAGAGTGAATATGAGTTTAATATAGATGGTGAGAAACTTTATAGGATGTTCGATCATCAAATAGCAATTAAGATATGAAGAATGATTTGAAATCTATAAAGCTAAAAGTAATAGCTGCAGGATATAAAGCTGTTCATCACCTTATTGAAGTAGCTGAAGAGAAAGTAATACAGAAATCAGACGGAGAAGTACCGGAGTTGGCTGCTGATAGATTGAAGAATGCAGCGGCTGCCAAAAAAATTGCTATCTTCGATGCTTTTGATATACTTAATAAAATAGAATTAGAAAGAGAATCACTTGAATCTTTAGATAATGGCCAAGGGAAAACAGATACAAAGCAAGGATTCGCAGAGCGTAGATCAAAGTAATTTATACAGAGTACTTAAAGATTATGTCCTTAAGATAGTTGTCACTAAAAAGAACAAGTCTAAGTCATGGGTGTATGGTTATGATAAAGAGCATGACTTTGTTGTAATATCAAAATCAGGGGAGATCGGTGATATCATAAATATATCCGGTCTCAATATAGCTCTTCCTCCGAAACCGGAGAAATGTTTCTCTCGTCATGTAAAAGAAGAGTATCAGTTTTGGGAAAGACAGGAGATTCCAAAAGAATTATCAAAGATCCAAACTATATTTCAATGGAACGAGAAGCCATCTGATTTTAAGAACAGGTGGGTTGACTACATCGAGAGTCAATTTGATTATAGAGAAGAAGGATTTTGGTTCATGAACAATGGGACGCCAACCTACATAACAGGATCCCATTGGATGTATCTTCAGTGGTCAAGCATTGACGTAGGATACCCTGACTTCAGGGAAGCTAATAGAATCTTTTGGATATATTGGGAAGCTTGCAAAGCAGATCAAAGATCTTTTGGAATGGACTATCTAAAGATTAGGAGATCCGGATTTTCCTTTATGTCATCGTCTGAATGTATAAACATAGGGACTCTTGCTCGTGATGCACGTGTAGGTATCCTATCAAAAACAGGAGCTGATGCTAAAAAAATGTTTACCGATAAGGTTGTTCCTATTAACAACCGTCTTCCTTTTTTCTTTAAACCTATTATGGATGGAATGGATAAGCCGAAAACTGAGCTTGCGTATCGCGTCCCGGCTTCAAAGATTACGAAGAAGAATATGTACGACACTTCTCAGGAATCGATAGAAGGTCTTGACACCACTATCGATTGGAAGAATACTGAGGACAACTCTTACGATGGAGAGAAGCTTAGATTATTAGTCCATGATGAAAGTGGTAAATGGGTTAAGCCAAACAACATCAAAGAGAATTGGCGAGTAACCAAGACTTGTTTACGATTAGGTAGTAAGATTATTGGCAAGTGTATGATGGGATCTACATCTAACGCTCTTGCTAAAGGAGGTCAGAACTTCAAAGACATATATGAAGATTCTAATGTGATGGTGAGAAATGCTAATGGTCAAACCAAAAGCGGACTGTATTCTTTATTCATTCCAATGGAGTGGAACATGGAAGGATTCATCGATCTATACGGCATGCCTGTATTCAGGAAACCTGATCAACCCATAAAGGGAGTTGATGGAGCTTGGATAACTAATGGCGCTATTGATTATTGGGAGAACGAGGTTGAGTCTTTAAAAAACGATGCGGACGCTTTAAATGAGTTCTACAGGCAGTTCCCTCGTACTGAGTCTCACGCATTCAGAGATGAGAGTAAACAGGCTCTATTCAATCTTACGAAGATATATCAGCAGATTGACTACAATGATTCTATCATTAAAGATCATTATCTCACCCGTGGATCTTTCATGTGGAAGGATGGAATTAAAGATACTCAAGTAATTTTTATGCCGGATAAAAAGGGCAGATTCCTTGTGAGTTGGGTTCCAAATAAAGTTTTACAGAATAATGTTCACATCAGGAATGGAATAAAATGCCCGGGCAATGAACACATCGGATCATTCGGTTGTGACTCTTATGATATTTCTGCTGTAGTAGATGGCAGGGGATCTAATGGATCTCTTCACGGTATGACTAAGTTCCATATGGATGAAGCTCCGGTAAACGAATTCTTTTTAGAGTATGTAGCAAGGCCGCAGACTGCAGAAATATTTTTTGAAGAAGTGTTGATGGCTTGTGTATTTTACGGCATGCCTATATTAGCAGAGAATAACAAACCAAGATTGCTTTATCATTTTAAGAATAGGGGATATAGAGGGTTCTGCATGAACAGACCGGATAAGCTTTATGCCAAGTTATCTAATACAGAGAGAGAGCTTGGAGGTATACCTAACACATCCGAGGATGTGAAACAATCTCATGCTGCCGCTATTGAATCATATATAGAAAAGTTCGTAGGTCTTGATCAATCAGGAACTTATAGAGATCCTGATCAGATGGGTAATATGCTATTTACCCGGACGCTTGAAGATTGGGCGAAGTTTGATATAAACAACAGAACTAAATTTGATGCGTCTATTAGTTCAGGGTTGGCTATCATGGCTAACCAAAAACATCTTTATATACCCGAGAAAAAAGAAAAGAAAATAAGTATTAACTTCGCAAGATATAAAAATAATGGAACAATAAGCGAATTGATTCAATGAAAGATGTAATTATAAATGTAATGGCTACGAGTTTTCCAAGCCAATTTGCAAGTGATACTGAAAAAGCTTCGCAAGAATTTGGACTTCAAGTAGGCCAAGCCATTCAATACGAGTGGTTCCGTAAAGATAGTAATTCGTGCAGATACTACTCTCAGTGGAGAGACTTCCATAACTTAAGGCTTTACGCAAGAGGAGAGCAGTCTGTGGCTAAGTATAAGAATGAGCTTTCGGTTGACGGTGATTTATCTTACATGAACTTAGATTGGACACCGGTTCCTGTGATACCTAAGTTTGTAGACATTGTCGTTAATGGAATGTCTGACAGATTATTCAAAGTAAAAGCTTACGCTCAAGATGCATTGTCTCAATCTCACAGGAATGCATATCAGGAAATGGTAGAGGGACAGATGGCAGCTAAAGGAGTTCTTGAGATCATTCAGCAAAAAACAGGAGCTAATCCATTCATGATGGATCCTGAGGAATTGCCTGAAACTGACGATGAGTTATCATTGCACATGCAGCTTAAGTACAAGCCTGCTATAGAGATAGCGGAGGAAGAGGCGATTAATACTATTTTTGATGAGAATCACTATTCAGAAATAAGAAAAAGACTCGATTATGACGCAACTGTTCTCGGCATTTCTGTGGCTAAACATGAGTTTCTTCCCGGAATGGGTGTTAAGGTATCCTATGTTGATCCTGCTAACTTAGTATATAGCTATACAGAAGATCCTTATTTTAAGGATTGTTTTTATTGGGGAGAAATTAAAACACTTCCTATTACTGAACTGTACAAGATTGATCAATCTTTAACTCCTGAAGACTTAAAGGAAATCTCTCAATACAGTCAGAGTTGGTATGACTATTACAATACAGCAAGGTTCTATGAGAATAGCTTGTTTGCAAAAGATACATGCACTCTTCTCTATTTCAATTACAAGACTACCAAGAAGATTGTATACAAAAAGAAAATGCTTGACAACGGTGGGACTCGTGTGATTGAGAAAGATGATAAGTTCAATCCTCCTGTTGACATGATGGAAGAAGGGAACTTTGAGAAGATTGAAAAAGTGATTGACGTTTGGTACGAAGGTATCATGGTAATGGGAACCAATATCTTATTGAAATGGGAGATGGCTCAGAACATGGTTCGTCCTAAGTCAGCTTCTCAGCATGCTCTTCCAATGTATGTGGCATGTGCTCCAAGAATGTACAAGGGTGTGATTGAATCATTAGTAAGAAGGATGATTCCATTTGCTGATCTTATTCAGATCACTCACTTGAAACTACAGCAAGTGATTGCCCGGGTTGTACCTGATGGTGTATTCATTGATGCTGATGGGCTTAATGAGGTTGA